TCTTTGGGTGAATTGTAGTGGGCTTGCTGCGATTGACCAACTGGGAGCATCAGGGGTTGCTAATAAGCAAATTACGGCTTCTGGAACTACTATGCTTAGTACCGAGGTTTCCTACTTGGTTAAAAGCCTTTACCCTGGAGCGGGTTATGTGGCTGGCTCAGTAGCAGACGGCAGTACAAGTGGTGTCTCCTTTGAAGTAGCTAGGAACGGTGGAACAGCTAGTATTGAACAAATTAATGATTTAGGTCAGGCAACTGATCAGTTTAAAGCAGGGCTGCTCTCTGGAGCCTTCCTTGAAGATCTAATTGGAACCACCTTTGATGGTAAGACTTCCGATCTTATTACAGCTAACTTTGCTACTGGAGAATATGACGATACTGTAGCAGTAACTGCTCTTGAAAACTTTACTAAGCCTCTAGACAGTCTAGTTGCTGGATCCCATACTGGAAAACAGGGAGACATTCCTTCGAACTCTACGGCTAACCCTAGATTCTTGAAGCTTGTACAAGGTACTTACAACTTGGCTGGGGGAACTAACGGACAACCCGTTCTCCAAGCCGATGTTAACACTACCGTTATTGGAGAGGTTACAGCGCAAGGTGGAAAGACTGGAATCGAGGCTTTGGATGATCCCGTTCTTAACATCTCGGTTGCCTTAGCTCCAGGAGTCGGAGTGGGTGATTCACAGCAAATTCAGAACGCCCTAATTACTGTGGCTGAAAGAAGTACAGACTTCCTTGCTCTTCTCTCCCCTCCTTTCAATGTAGGTAGAACAGGGGACGCAATAGCATGGAGTAATGGTTTCGATACGAAACGATCCTCAGCGATTAATAGCTCCTATGCTGCTCTCTACTGGCCTTGGTTGAAAGTCTTCCAAGTCTTTGATGGTAAGGACCGTTGGCTTGCACCTGAAATTTATGGTGCCCGTCAGATCGGTGTAACGGATAATGTTTCTGATCCTTGGTTTGCTCCTGCGGGGTTTGTTCGTGGTCGCTTAACGAAGCCAACGGATGTAGAAGTTGTTCTTAACCAAGGTGATCGTGACTCGATGTACTCTGGTGGAAATGTCCTCAACCCAGTTGTGAACTTCCCTCAGAATGGAATTGCTATCTTCGGGCAGCGTACTACTCAGCGTCAACCATCGGCTCTTGACCGAATCAATGTGAGACGCATGATGATCTACATTAAGAAGCAAATCTTGGCTTCAACCCAGAGACTGGTCTTCGAACCCAATGATCCAATTACTTGGCAGAGGGTTACTGATCTTATCAATCCCATGTTAGATGATATTGCAAACCGTAGGGGTATTACACAATTTAAGGCTGTGTGTGACGCTAGTACTAATACTCCCGTGCGAGTTGATCGCAACGAGATGTGGTGCACGGTAATGATCAAACCAACAAAGACAGCCGAAATGGTGGTCTTCGAACTCAACTTAACTAGTCAATCAGCAACCTTTTAATTAGGAGAATTTAACTATGGCAAATTTACTAAATACACCGTATTATAACACAGATAACCCTACGGCAAACAGATCAAACAACTTTGAGGGAGGTTTACCCGTCATCTCAGAGGGTTTGGATTCTGTAAGAGCGTATCAATTTGAGATGCACCTCGTCATCCCAGGTGGGGCTGATGCACCAGGAGGGGTGGGGCCTCCTGCCCCTGGTGGTCACGAAAAATTGACTTTAGCTTGTAAGCAAGTAACCGCAGCGGGCTTTTCCACGGAAGACATTGAAGTTCACCGTGTAAATGATAAGGTTTTCTATCCCGGTAAAGCTTCTCCCGAAGAACTTACTGTGACCTTTGATAACCTTTATCAGCCCCAGATAGCTAATACCTTATGGAATTGGTTCTCTTCAATCTATGATCCAATGAGCGGTAAGTTCAATGCCAACAGCGCCGATAAACCACCTAGGACTGGGTGGAAAGCTCAACGAGCAACCATTGTCTCTTTGGATGCACATGGGCAACCCTTAATGGAAACTCGCCTCTTCGGTGTGTATCCTAAGAGTTGGAAGACTGCTGAGTTTAACTACTCTACCAATGATTTCCACACAATTGAGGTTGTGTTCCGCTATGATTTCATGGAGCATGTCAGCTACACGACTTGATCATCAAGCGGCCTCGTTTCTAAGTAACACAAATTAATCGGATAGAAAGCCCAGCCTAGAATCCTCTGGGTTGGGCTTTCTCTATAATAGACTATGGAATATTACTACGCCCTGTTAGAAAATTATAACCAGTTGAAACGCAGGAAGTTTAAGCTATCCTTGCGTGAGGGTGATGAGGTGGAAGCAGGAGGCGAGGAGGCGAAGAATATCCAAAAGATTGTCTCTACTGCTGGGGAGGCTGATAGTATTGAGACAGCAGCGGGACCTTTTCCGGGAACCGAGATCCGTTTATATAAAACTAAGACTGGTTCCATTATGGCTGGGGATACAGTTAACAAAGGTTCTACTAACCAAGTTCAATGGGTTGCCATCGTAGATGCGGACGGTCAGAGGGGTAAACAGCCGACCGCTAATAAATACTGGGGTATTATGTTTGGTGGGGAGGAGGCTAAACCCTTTAAGAAAAAAGGTGCCCCGGAAACTCCTCCGGGAGATGCGGGTGGGGGTTCTGAGGAGACGGACGAATTCACCCCAGAAGAAGAGACCTTAGCTATTGCAGAGAAGCTTCAAGGTCTTATAAATGGGGACGAGGAGAAGGATGGTCTTTTAACTAAAGATGAAGATGGTAATATTGCTGATGAGCAACCGTTTTTTCCCGGCTACATTCCTAACCAACAACACAGTAGACTTCAAAAAATTATTAATTCTATTTTTAAGAAGGGGAAAGAGGAAGAGCAAGGATTAGGGGTAACGGGTGCTGCTGCTGAGAACCCTACCATTGTAGATAAGTTATATAACTCACCTGATATAGACCCTGAAAAGGCTTTAACGGCTCTAAAATCTTACGCTAAAGCTACCGAGACAATCTCTTCACTAAGGGGTTGGGACGGTAAAGGAGATCTTCCTAAAGAAATAACCGCTAAAGCCTTAGGAGAGTTATCAGACAGTATTAAAGTAACTCCTAATGGAGTAACCTTCGACGGCATTTATATGTCTTATAGACAGAATGCTAACAGAACTAATGATATTGCTACTAACATGGCAGAGCAAATTGCTAAAGCCATTGACCATCATAATAAAAACTGCCCAGATAAAGATAGTGAGGGCTACACTGCATGTTATATTAAACCTATTAAAGCTCCTAAGGTTTCCGAAGGAAAGGATATTAACTTCGCTAGAAGAGGAACCTTGGTTGAACATGCTGCCGTTCTAGCCGACTTGGGTTTGATGGCAGACATGGAGAACTGTGAAGGGGATACTAGATCAGGACCAGCAAAAGGTAGAATGAACTGTGATGAAGTAGTAGCTTTAGCAGACGCTAAGATCGCAGAAATCCTAGCTGATAAAACTACAGCGGAGGAAGCTAGAAAAATGTTTGCAAAAGGTTTGTGTGCTATGGGTCAACAATGTTTGGTAGACATTGATTCCGACTTAGGAGATGCAAAGATGACAGAGCTTGCTATAAAATATTTGACTTCTGACCCCCCTAATGGAGAGGGTTGGACAGAGGAACAAGCTGCTTTTGTATTATCTAGAGTGACACAACCAGGTCAGGATGGAACAAAAGCTTTGGTTATTCTCGTTGCCTCCACCCGAGGATTCGGTAAGGTATATGGTAGCTTAGACATAGTTGATTCCACAGTTGAAGGAAAGGTTGGCTCAGATCTTCCCGGTCAAAAGACTGATAATAAAAAGATTGCTACTAAAAAGAGTGCCGCAAAATGGACAGCGGAGATGAAGGAGAATGAGAAGGGCACTCCAGCGGAAGCTTTAGAGAAGCTTTCTGAATGTACAGGAGAGGGGATGGGATGGGACAACTTAGCTCGACCCGTAGATCCCGAAGTAAGCGAAGCAGCCGAAGAAGGAGAAGATACCTCTGACGATAATGTTCAGATTGATGTTGAGATTAAAACTCATACTAATATTCGCTCAGGAAGAACTAAGATGGGGGAAGGCCTGAGTTCTGCTATGTCTAAGGAATGTGATAGGGATAGTGAAGTGGAGAAGGAAAAGGATAAGGAGTTAGCCGATGCTGCGGCTGGGGGTGATGAAGAAGCAATCGCTAAAGTGGAAAGGCGCAAGATGGAAAGAGATTTTTATGAGGCTAATGATAGACGCTTAGATGCTTGTTCTAAAGCTCACGAAGAAGCACTAGGAGAAGCACCTTGGGGTAAGCATACGGAGGGGGATAAGAAGGGAGAAGCAAAGACAATGAAGGAGGCTGCATGTGAAATGCAAGGCAAATTAGATGCGAGACTTGCTGTAACTCATGGGTTATTGAGCGGAAGCAAACCTTCAGACCCCGATGGTCTGCTTATTGAGGATTCTGGGCAAGCTATTATTACAAGCTGGTTAAGGGCAAGAGGTGGGGACGCAGCGAATACAAAAAATCAAGAGAGGGGTAAGGCTGCTAACCGTGCGTTAGCTGCTCTCCAAGGTAATGGTACTCCCAATCCTAAAGATCAAGAAGAATTAGATAAAGTTAAGGAAGATATTGAGATAGCCGAGTTGTCACGGTTGTTGGGGGAGGGTAGAGAGGCTGCGAACTTCGACCCAGAGAATCCAGAATATGATAAGTCTAAGCCTATGTCTGCTGAAGCTAAAGCCTATCTTTTGTTTAGAATGAGTAGGGACGGGGGCTCTCTTCATGAGTGTGCAAAGGATGTGCGAGGAATGGGAACAGAAGAGGTAGAGGCTGGAAAAGAAAAGCAAGAAGAGAAACTAGGAGGAGTGGAGCAGGTTATGGGGTGTATTAATGCTGGTATCTACGGTATGATTGCGGGAGTTATGGGTGGTGACCTTTCTTTAGAAGGTGGAATTTCAGGAGGAGGACAACGAACAGCTTCTTGGTCAATTAGAGATGGTAAGAAACCTTTAGGAGGTGTTTCGTTTGAAAGAAAACCATCAGGTGTAACTGCTGTTACCACAGTAGGGATGGCCGCTTTGAGTGATACTAGTGCTGTTCGAGAACGAAATCGAGATGTGCATAGTAAAGAAGAGGATCTTCTCACACAGTTCCTCCAAGGACAACAAGCTCTCTTAGAAAAACTTATAGATCAAACCACATAGAGTCCCAGCACTTTAGGAGTTCCTCAAATAGATAGACCCTATAGTGTTTTCCGTTATGGATTTCTATGTACTTAATATCCTCTGTTACTGCTACTGATTGTGGGATAATAGCTAGTGCTGGCTGTCTATCCTGTTTAAAGATCACCAGGGGTATCCTTGAACATTTTCCTGAATCTTTTTCAGATTGTTCTATAAATTTCCATAAATCTGAGCTATGATTATATAAACTATAAAGGTTTAAATGCTTGTATCCTTTCTTACATTCAATACAAAATCTAAATTTATTAGGGGTTATCAAGTCTCCATAAATCTTTAAGTGATCTGGGACTGTATGGGTGGAGGCGAACGCGCCAGATCCTGGACTTCTCGAAAATTCTGTGGTCTTGAATCTATCATTGAGTAGCTTTGCTATCTGTCGTTCGAAGGTGTTACCTTTGGTTCGGCTGTTCTTCCTCTTAGGTTTTTTGCGAAGTTCATTTAAATCGTAATTATCTTCCATGAATATCTCCTTTGTACTATAATAGGCTAATCGGACATGAATGCAGAAAACAAGATAACATTTAACCCAGAAGGGTGGAATATTAAAACCGAGTATCGGAGTAAGAATAGAATGAAGTTTCAATTAAAACTAAACCAAGAAGAGGCAGAAGCATTTAAGAATTTTGCTAGTAATGTAAAACCTGATGAGATCACCATGAGCGACTTTGTTCGTTCCATTTTCTTTAATGGGGTTCGCTCTCTAGAAGAACAACTAACTACCAACCTTGTTAAACACATGGAGGATCACCGAGAAGAGTATGAAGCTTCTGGGTTCACCTTTGATACATCAGGGAACCTGATAGGTGTTGACGAGGCTCAGGCCAGCGGCTCTATTGAAGTAGTAGAGTAATGTACAGCCCTATTTTTCTCAAAACTGAGAATGAGCTTAATAAAATTATTAAGCGTCAAAAGAAAACCAAGCAAGATCTTGGTATCTTATATGTCTCCCTGTGGGATGCTCATTCCAAGACCTTGGTAGACGATATCAAGCAGAAGCTCTCTCACCCAGACCCTAATAAAAGGGCAAAGCCTCTGTTCATTGTGGATAGTTTCACTATGCCTCATGCGTTTGTAATTTTTAAAACTACAAAGCTACCTCATTTGGTTCTTCTTAAGAGGGGGGGTGTGGAATCAGAGGATTACTTATCTAAGATATATCACGAACTAGGTTTGTGATTTCCTTTTAGCTCTTGGTATTCAGTAAGCTTTATTTCGTACTTTTTGTTCTTAGTGTAAAGGAGTTTCAGATTATTCACTATTACAGTAGTGAAGTAATTAAATGCGCTCCCTTTAGAGGGTTGGAAATTCTTGAGGGTTTTGAGAATTAATAAAAAACACTCTTGCTTTGCATCTTCTTTGTCTATATTAAACTTGAACGATTCTAATATGTTAGTGATTAACAGATCAAATAGTTCCATCAACTCATCTTCGTATTCTTTCGGGGTACTAAGATAGAGGGGGATAATTTCTTCAAACCTTTTGTTGTTTATGTAATGCACCTTTTTCCCCATACCCTATAATAGACTAATGCGTGAACTGGATAACATGTATGCAGGACTTAAACCTAGTTGTCCCAATGCTTTATGTGAGGGTTGCACAATTCTGACAGAAAGTAAGCCTGAACATGCTTACATGGACTACGACCTTTTAACAGAGGGGCCAGTCCTTTTTTTATCAGATTCTTTCCGTTATAAGTATGGGAAGCTAGAAGTATTTTCCAAACGAGAACGAGAACTAATTGAGGATTTGTACCCAGAGAAGGTACAGTTTTCTTCGGCTGTAAAGTGTCCCTCTGTTAAAGAGGGTGATATGGTTCCAAACAATATGAAGCTGTGTCGAGAACATCTTGATGCTACAGTTGATAAGGTAAAGCCTCGTCTTATTTATGTTTGTGGTAACTTGGCTATGAAAATGCTTATTAAGAAGAGCGGCATTATGAATAAAAGAGGAGGCTCTTATGAATATAGAACTAATTCTGGGCACAGTTGTATCGTTGTGCCTATTTATCATCCTTATGCTGTACTAAAAGAGCCTCGACACAGGTACTTGTTCGAAACAGACATTAAAAATGCTTATGAAAAATATGTACTTGGCAAAAAGGCTACTGGGAACTTTACCTATGAAGTCCTCTCGGAAATCGAAGATGTGGAAGTACTGGGGGCGCTACTACTTGATACAAAGGAAACTCTCGCAGTAGATATTGAAACCACTGGTCTGAACTTTAGGACTGATAACATTCAAACGATTGCTATTGCTTCTAAGGCTCAGACTTGGGTTGTTCCTCTTGACCATAAGGATAGCCCTTTTAAAAAGGGAGAACCCCACTATGCTAAGGTGTGGGTAACCCTTCGCCGCATTTTAGAGAACCCAAAGAATAAGAAGGTATTTCACAATGCAAAGTTTGATGTGAAGTTCCTCATTAATTATGGCATCGAGCCTATTAATATTTGGGATACTAAGATCATGCACCACTTCATTAACGAGACGGCACCTAAGAGTCTCATGGATCTGGTCAAGCTATACTTTTCTGATGAGTTGGAAAATCTCTAATGCTAACAATTAAGAACCCTAAGACTTTCGACTGGGCAAACATGGCTTTGTCGGACTGCTGCGAAGGGAATGCAGCAGACTCCTACTTTACTCTTAAGCTATTCAATCTGATTGAAGAGAAGATTAGAGAGCTAGGGGTGGATAAGCTTCTCACTAAGTTAATCATGCCCTCGTTGTCTGCCTTCTCCCAGATGGAGTATGAAGGGATGCAGGTTAGCGAGTCTAAGTTATTGGAAGTGGGCCGTCAGTTGCGAGTAGCCAATATTGATGAGGAGGACGAGTTATACAGTTTCGACCAAGTTAAAACTTCCGACAATTTTTCTTCAAATCTAGACTTGATCGAGATACTATATACAAGGGAAGGTTCTTTCGAGTTGTACCCTCCTGACCGCACGGGGAAAGGTTCCCCCTCGGTAGCTGCCCCAACTCTTAAGTTACTATTAGAATACATAGAAGAGGAGTTAAAAAAGCGTGGGTAAGTGGGATTATAGAGAGGAAGGAAAGCGCATTAGCCAGTCTGTCCTCCAAGAGAAAACAACTGAAGAGCTAAGAATTTCGCAAAGCTTTATTAAGAGCTTACTGGGCTTGCGTAAGTCTCAGAAGTTAGAGAAGACCTATATCGTAGGTACTTCTAAAGCTATCAAGTATAATGAAACCTCTAAGGTGTTTGTAGATTATAGGTTTGATGGGACTGCAACGGGAAGACTATCTTGTGCTGCTTATACTGCTAAGAAACCTATGGGGGTTTCATTCCATACGCTTCCACGGAATAAAGAAAATAATATCCGTAGCCTATTCATCGCTCCTAAGGATTACTACTTCCTAACGGCAGACTATGCAGCGATGGAGTTGAGGGTTCTATCCCACATTGCTAAAGATGGCAATATGCAAACAGCCTTCATCAACGGTGAAGACCTTCACACTTATACTGCAAGGATGCTGTTCAACAAGCCTGAGATTACTAAAGAGGAACGACAGATTGCAAAGGCCGTGTCTTTCTTAATTGCATATGGTGGGGGTCCCTTTAATCTGGCTGAAACCACGGGTATTAGTATGGGTAGAGCTAAGAAGATTATTTCTAACTATCAGAAGGTTTACCCAGCAATCTTTGAGTACATGAAGTTCGTGGAGAAGTTTATCAAGAGAAATCAGTATGCTTATACCATATTTGGAAGGCGTAGAAACCTCCCAGACATTGCTTCTAAGGATTACTCTGTAATAAACCGCGCAGCCCGTCAGGGGCTTAACTTCACCATCCAGTCCACCGCATCAGATATACTCTTGTGTGGTCTCCTAGGGACACACAGGAGGCTTATAAAGGAGTCTGTAAATGCTCGCCCAGTTGCTACTGTTCATGACAGTATAGAACTTATTTGTCACAAGGACCACATCTCCAAGTGTTTGGAGATTGTTTACGATGAATTGGTAAACTATCCTTTTATTAAAGAACACTTTAATATCCATTTCGATGTTCCTCTTAAGATTGATGCTGAGGTAGGCTTTTCCTTTGGAGATGGTATCGAGGTAGACTTTAAAGAGGGTAAACCACAGAACCTTCAAGAGATTAAAGAGTATATGAATGCTTAAAAATTATGACTGACAACGAATTATGAAAAAACACTCCCAGAGAAACAACCCTAAACTACTAGGGCTCCTAATACGCCTTAGAAGCTATCTAAAAGAGGCAAGAAGTAAACGAGAGTATATACTGAACCGCTTTAAAAACTTTATACAAAAGCGTTCTAAGCCCCGTAAAAAACCAACCCCTTCAGGTGAGTTCACCTTGGAGATTAGTGTAAATAAAGAATCTACTCAAATAAAGTCCCGCGATTTTTTCCAATCAGAAAAAGGCGTATCAGTAGCCACCTTTAAGAATCTCCAATTAATTCGCACAGAGTCCTTTAATAAGGTTCATTTATTTATTATAAATGCCTTTGAAGATGTTGGAGTAATCTCTGACATAAAGATTGTTGTTTCAAACAATGGGAAAATTATTAAAACCCATAACAACGGAACGCTGTTTCCAGGCCAAGCTTGGATAATGGATATTAATCCAGAAGCAAAATATTTCTATAACAATCTCAGTAAGTATCTGGTGCCTAGTGGGCCTTCTCCCGAGGAAACTTCCAAGTTTATTAAAAGCTGGATAAGCAAACCAATAGAAAAGAGGATAAACTTCCGCAAGATTAAATCAGGGCCAGTTTATATCTATGGACCCTCTGATGCGAATTTCCCTGGAGGAGAAGGTATTTATCCAAATCTTTATTGGGCACACTCTCAAGATGGAGTATCAGCGGCTGCGGATATCCTTTTAGGCTGGGCAAATAGAATGATGATTTTTAAGATCAGCCCTAAAGTAACTAATTTTATAACCCCTTGGACATCTGGAGACCTGTTTAAAGGGCATGATAGTAGCAGAGCTATAGAAACAGAAGGCTTTACTAAAGTAAAAAAAGATAGCCCTAAAAATCAGCCCAGAATTGATGGCTCTTACAAAATGTTGGATCACCAGCATTTAGGCAGGATCAGCCATCCTGCATACTTCTTAGCTAAACAAGGATATAAATTTGCTGAGATAATTTTGGAATTTATTGCTAATGATGTTAGCTTGCGTTGGACTACAGCAAACACTAAAGGAGGATCTCCTAATTATGCTTGGTGGACTTGCTATAATTTACTTGAATCTTATCCAAAAAAGAAGGGATGTGAAATTACAGGTAGGGCCTATGGACAAGCTATGATGGCATTAGCATATGCTATTGACATTTTACCTAAAAAAAGAAGTGAGCAATATTATAAGAATCTCAGTCTTATGGTCGATACTGCTCACTCTGTATTTGATTATGATAATAAAGCTCTACTAAAACTTAAACATATAGATCCAGTATTCAATACAGAATCTTACGAATGGGAGAAGAAGTTTCGAACTCTTGAACACAGTATACCTATAGGTCAACACCCTGATATCCAACCCCAATTTGAAGAAGGTATACTATTTTGGGGATTAGAGCTTACTAAATTAGTTTTTAATAGAAGGGCTTTAGTAGAATCTTCAGAAGCAAGCATAGAAAAAATGCAACAGGATATTCAAGATTCATTTATGACCCATAATGCCACTTTGCGGGTAATGCCTAATAGTAAGTTCTTTCAGAGTAGTAAGTCTCCTTCTACTTGGTCTGGGTTAGTAATAGGAAGCTTGGCAGTAGAAGGCGTGATTTATAATACTTTAAAACAATATCCTTTCTCCAACCCGTTTACTTCTTATCGCTATAATGTTAGTGAGATAAAGTATATGCTATGAAAATTAAATGTTTAGATCACGGCTCCGTCGAATTGATGAACGCTACCGTCGATGGGGATTTGTTGGTAGTAAACGCAGCACGATGCTCCTTTGATAAAGAACAGGAGGCTTTTGATGAATGTAAGGATAACCAACTTATTAAATACTTGGCGAAGCATGACCATGTTCTCCCGTTTCGCCACCCTGTATGCACTTTACGCATTCTTGCTCCTATTTTTGTATTGCGCCAGCTTGGCAAACATCAAGTAGGTTTTTCTTGGAGCGAGATTTCTAGGAGGTATATAACAACCTCCCCGCAGTTCCATAGCCCAGAGGAGTGGAGAAAGAGTGCGGATAATGTTAAACAAGGTAGTTCAGAAGAGATATTGGACCCAGACATTTATGCTAAAGATGACTATGATACAACCTGCAACCTCGCCCATACTACTTATGAGGAATTGTTAGATGCTGGGGTTTGTCCTGAGCAAGCTCGCATGGTTCTACCTCAGTCTATGTTTACTACTACTGTTACCACAGGGTCGTTGCTGGGGTGGTTCCATATGTATAGACTCCGAACAGAGGGACATACGCAGAAAGAAACTCAAGAATATGCCAAAGCAATCGGAGAAGTGATGGTTGACCTCTTTCCTATTAGCTGGGAAGCTTTATGCGAACACTCCTTATAACAGATCTTCATTTAAATTCTAAAGTTCCTGGGCTTCTAAATTCTCAAGTACAGGCTATATTAAAAATTTATCACGACGAATCTCCTGACGAGGTTATTATAATGGGGGATGTGTTTATGTATCGCAAACCTTCCCCGAGTTCTCTCTTAGGGTTTAAAGAGATTATGAATGGTATGGATAGCTGCGATGTAGTTGTTCTCCGAGGTAATCATGACAGTGAAACTAAAGCTGACGATGGTGTTACTGCTCTGAGTTTATATCAAAAGCCTAGAGTAAAAATTATTACACAAACACATACAGATACAGAAAAGGGGCGGGTATACATCCCGCATTATGAAAATGAAAAAACTATTATCAATGCTTTGGAAATGGTTCCTAAGGATTTTACGGTATTCGGCCACTTTGGTTACTCTGGTTGCCTTAATTCCGCTGGGGACGCTGACTTTGGCATCTCTCTTTCTAACTTCACTACTCCTACTTTCTTGGGGCACATTCATGGTTTTCGTGAGGGACAAGGAGGACTTCGAAAGCCTCACCCAAGAGTAGTTTGTTTAGGCACTCCTTATACTACCAATTATGGGGAGGCATTCAAGGATAACTTCTACGCTATTCTGGATGATGGGGGTCCGAGAACAACTAAGAATACAGGGTGGTTTGACCACAAAGGCAACACCTATATTACTGAGTATAAACAACCCACCTCTGGTCCTCGTCACCTGATCTACCCAGCGAGTGAGATAGAGAGCAACTTAGAGATTATTAATGACCCCAATTACTTTACCTTTCTTAGAGTAATGGTTGGCGCAGATCATTATCCAATCCCTCATGACAAGATCAAGGTATCTTACTTAGATGTTAAATATGTCCCTATCTTTAACGAGGAAGATGTGTCTAATTATACTCCCGAAAGGGGTCTTTTCTCTATTAATGAGGTAATCATTAATGATTATGTTAAAGCCGCTAACTCTGTGTTGCCTACGGAAACTTTAATGGAAGGCTATAGGTTACTCAAAGATGAAGATTAGTAAAATAAAAATAAAAAATTTTTATTCATTCAAAGAAGCCTCCCTCGATTTTTCAGACTATAGAGGTCTTACATTAATTAAGGGAAAAAATAAAGATACAGGGGGTTCCAATGGTTCTGGGAAGAGTGCGCTGGTTGAGGCTTTGTTCTTCGCCCTTACAGGCAAGACTATTAGAAAGAGTACAGAGGATAGCTTGGTCAATAACCAAGCCAAGAAGAAATGTGAAATAACCCTAAATCTTACTCATAATAATGAGGAAGTGGTGATTACCCGCCAGAAGAAGCCCACTAAGTTAAGTTTTTTAGTAGGAGAGGAGGATAGAACTCAAGATACAGTTGCTACTACGCAAGCGGCAATTGATTCCTTCCTTAATATTAATCATAAGGTTCTTCTAGCTTCTATGTTCTTCGGCCAGTCTAATGAGGTTAATTTCCTAGACTGCTCGGCTGATGATAAGAGAACGATCATTAGAAATTTTCTGAATTTGGATGATATATTTGATATGCGAGATAAGATTAGAACTGTTAAGTCTACATTTTATCAAGGTATTAAAGAAAAAGCTGCGGTAATCTTAGAGCATCAAAAGACTATTGTTACTTTAGATAATAAGATTGGGGAAGTAGAGAAAGGAAAGAAGGCATTCTCAACTTACGATGAGTATACCCTAAGCCTGTCGCTGGAGGATATCCTAGACGGGGAGAAGGAGGAGAGAGACTTAAACTTTAAGCTCTCTGCTAATCGTAAGGAGATTGATGCGTTAGAGGACAGGCTGGATGATGTGAAAAGGCATCTCCAGCACCCTAACTCTGTGAGGGTATGTCCTCATTGTAGTGCAAAGTCTGAGAAGAAACACGATGTAGATTCTCTTAAAATAGAGCAGAGGATGATCGAGCGGAATGTAAAAGAGTATAAGAGGTCCAACCAAATGCTAGAACTTTCCCGCAGGACTCCACCTATCACTTCTAAAGAATTCGTGAATGTTTTAGAGTATAAAGATCTGTGTAGAGATGAGACTAACTACGGTGATATGAAAAAAGAACTCCTCACCTCTATAGCAGAAGCAGAAAAGATAAAGAATTCAAACAAGACTTGGTATGAGGTGATGAGGTTCTGGGAGAAGGCTTTCTCAGAGCAGGGAGTTATTAAATATATTATTTCTAACATCTTAGACTGTTTTAACGAACGGTGTAATTATTACCTCTCATACTTAACAAACTCTAAATATTTTGTAGAATTTGATCAAGAATTGAATGAAAAAATTGAGACAGACGGAAGACTTGTTCAGTATATATCCTTGTCTGGAGGGGAAAAACGGAAGATCAATCTTGCTATAATGCTTGGCTTGAAAGATCTTTTGCTTCTTACAGATAAGTCTCATGTAGATTTATTGTTCTTTGACGAGGTAGCAGAGAACATTGACGAAGAAGGGGTCTTTGGACTTCACCAACTATTTCAAGAAATTAAGAAAAACAAAACTATTTTTGTTATCACTCATAATAAGTATTTGAAGACTCTACTGGATTCTTCTCCTAGACTCTCTATTATAAAAAACAAAGGACTATCAACGATAAAGGCTTAACATGGCAATGACTACACTCAATACTTTAGGGCAGGAAATTTTTGAAACTCGCTATGCCTACCCTGGCGAGACAAAGTGGAGCGAACGGGCGAAAGTGCTTGCTAAAACCGTAGCTTCTGCTGAACGAGATGAAGATAAAGAAAAGGTGGAGAAATCTTTTTACGAGACGGTTGGATCCGGTGATTTTATTCCTGGAGGTCGCATTATCTTTGGTGCTGGTAGAAATCGTGGGCATCATAATCTTCTTAATTGTTATGTTATTGTCCCTGAAGATAATGTAGACTCTATTGGTAAGACTATACAGGATATGTATAAAATCTCCTGTGCTGGTGGGGGTGTAGGTTTTAATGTCTCTAAGATTCGTCCTAAGGGAGATCACATTGGTAGTGTAACACATTCCGCTCCTGGAGCAGTCTCTGTATTGCAAATGATTAATGAGGTAGGTGAACATGTACGAGCGGGAAAGAACAGGCGCACGGCTCTTATGGGCATTCTTAATGTCACTCATCCTGATTTGCTTGAGTTCCTTAGTGTCAAGCTTGACCAGGGGCAGTTAAATAACTTTAACATCTCTGTTGCTATTACAGATCGTTTTCTAGAAGCAGTTGAGCTTGGAGAACCTTGGCATTTTACTTTCAATAACAAAGAGTATCACTCCTATGAGATTAGTAGATTCTCCCAAGAAAAAGTTGGGGAGATTATTAGTGTTTTAGGGGTAGATGAAGAAGATGTTCTTGCTAGAGCCGAGAATTTTCATAAGGAAAGATGGGATGATACTTTTGAAATAGTTCGACAAAAGGATATGAAAGCTAGAGAGTTGTGGGATATTATCTGGAAGAACTCTGTAGAGTCTGGTGATCCCGGCATATATAATATTGATCTGGCGAACAAGTATACTAATGTTTCTTACTTTGAAAAATTGGATTCAACAAATCCTTGTGGCGAGATATCTTTACCCTCATACGGAAACTGTTGCTTAGGTAATGTTAATCTTAGTAATATGGTACTTGATAATGGTAGGGGTGTCGATTGGAAACGCTTGGCAAGGACTGTCCGTATTGGAGTTAGGTTCCTAGATAATGTTCTTACTATTAATAGCTTCCCTACCGACGAGTGCAAGACTGTAGCAGATCGTTCTAGGCGTATTGGCCTTGGAGTAACGGGGCTGCATTATATGTTAATCAAGTTAGGACTTCCTTATGGCAATGAAAAGTGTTTAGAGTTTCTAGAAAGACTATTTGCTACTATCCGTGATGAGTCTTATAAACAGTCTGTTTATTTGGCTAGAGATAAGACTCCTTTTGCGGAGTTTGATTCTAAGAGATACTTGAATGAAGAATATGCGAAGACGCTCCCCGCACGAATTAGAATGCTTATCAAAAGACACGGTATCCGAAATGCTGTTATGCTCACTATTCCCCCTTGTGGTACTATCAGTATGCTTCACGGGGTTTCTTCAGGTATTGAGCCTATTTTTGCTGCTATGTATAATCGCCGCTGGCGTAGTAATAATATTTGGAAAGAGCAGCTAGTAGTAGACCCTTTATTTCAGCAATACTATGACGAAAAGAAAAACTTAAAGCCGTTTGTAGGAGCTTATGATGTGGCCCCAGAAGATCATATTAAGGTACAGGCTACGATTCAGAAATATATTGACTCCTGTATATCAAAAACAATTAATCTTCCAGCCACCGCAACCCCTGAAGAGTTTTCTCAGGCAGCTTTGGATTATGCTCCGTACCTTAAAGGTCTTACAGTTTATAGAGCGGGTGCTAAGGAGGGGGAACCCTTAGCTGCTATCCCCTTTACCGAAGAAAATATTCAGAAGTATATGAAAAAGGAACACGAAGTAAAAGTAGAAACGGGTGAGGCGTGTTCCTTGGTTGGGGGAGAGTGTGGAGCATGAAAATATATGAGTATGCATGTACCACTTGCAAAGTGTCATGGGAAAAAGAGTATAAGTTTGGGAGCCCAGCAAAAAAAACTAAATGTCCTCACTGTGGGGATAGGTGTGGACAAAATTGGTTAAATAGAGAAGCTCCTCCTGTTCACTTTAAAGGAGCAGGATGGACTGAGACTACAGGATATAATAAGCAGGGGGGTTCTGACGAAATTAATAAAAAGCTCCAAGACAAATGCTCAGAGCGTATGGGGTCTGGATGGCAGCACTATGCTAAGTATGAGCCCTCAAAAGGGTATATTAAAGCTGCCAAAGCGAGACGATTAAGTGATAACGAGGTTAAAAGAGGTTTAGATGCTTCCAAGAAATTGAGCAGCCAAGTCTATGATAAGGCAGGAATGGATCCAAGTAAAAAAATTAAACCACAGTAGCTGAGGAGCCACATGTACGAATTTAGCGAAAATATTCAAAGGGGAATGTTATACCTCCTCAAATCAGATTCAGATTTTTATCTACAAATTGTCAATCTAGTTAAGCCTGATTATTTTGAGTTTCCCACACATGGAAGGATTTTTTCTGTAGTCCGAGATCATTACGAGAAGTATAAGAAGCTCCCTACTGATGATTTCATTGAGCAGGAGATTAGGTCTACCAAGTCGGAAAAAGAATCTCTACATGACTTCACAGATGAGCTTCAATATATCAACAAGTTAGACACCTCTGCTTTGGATGCAGATGAGTACTACCTTGACCTAATTGAAACCTTTGCCAAGCGTGAGGCTATGAAGGCTGCAATTAAGCAGTCCCTAGTTCTCATTAAGGAGGACAGGGTGGAGGAGACAGAAGAACTTGTAAGAAAGGCTTTGTTGGTCAGTCGCACAGTCGATATTGGACAGACTTATTTTTCTAATTTTAAGGATAGATGGGAGCGTACTCATAATTCTGAGCAACAGGACAAGTATAAGACTTTACTCCCTATGTTGAACCAATCCCTTGAGGGGGGTTTGGGTGAGAAAGAGCTTGCAATGGTTATTGCCCCTCCAGGGGTAGGGAAATCCCTATGGCTTGTCAACCAAGCAGTTCAAAGTATGCTTGAGGGACGCAAGGTGCTATATGTGTCGCTGGAAATGTCAGAGGACAAGATCGCACAGAGGTTCGACTCCGTGATGACCTTAATCCCTCAGACCCAACTAAAAGATCCTGCCGCCCAGCTTAAAGTTGACGAAAGGCTAAGTATTTTCCAAACCAACTTTCCTGATAGTCAGCTTATGATTAAGGAGTTCCCTTGTGGGACTGTTACTGTGAATGGTCTGAGAGCCCTTCTGGTGCAACTAAGAAACTATGAGGAGTTCTCACCTGAGGTAATCATTATCGACTATCTGGAGCTTCTCAGGCCCACTAGAGACGGACAGCCTGAGTATCAGGCTCAACAGAGGATCGCAGAGGAACTTCGGGGATTAGCTATGGAGGAAAAGGTTCTTCTATGGACAGCAACTCAAACCAACAGGATGGGAAGGGCTGTGAAGATTATTACCGATACTGAGTTAGGTGACTCCTATGGTAAGATTAGAACCTGTGATTTCGCTATCTCTCTTAATCAAAGTGAGGAAGAGTTTGATGCAGGAAGAATGAGGGCTTATGTGGTTAAGTCTAGAAATGGTAGACCTCGGTTTACTGTCCCAATGACAATAGATTACAATATTTTAAGAATGGCAGAGGGTGAGTATGACAACGAGGAAGAATAGGTTACTAGATAAGTTGCCGAAAGAGTTTGATGTGGGTTGGACAAAGTTTGAGTTTAAGCTTAAAAAGAATCTTTACTCTGACGAGTCTAAGTGCTTTGGTGTCACCGACTTCAATGAGCTTACGATAACTTTAGAGGATTCAATGTCGGATAAGATAGCACATCCGACTATTATACATGAGGTGTGTCATGCAATGATGGAAACCTTTGGATTGGGAGGAGATCATGATAAAGATGAAGATGTCTTGACTAACTCCAACGAGTATATTACGGAAGCCTCTTGTAGATGCTTTCTAATGTTTAAGAACTTAAACTCGGAATTATGGAAAATACTTTTTGAGGAATATTATGAATAAAGCGACCGATTTACTAGAAGCGTTGGAAGACCTAACTTGGGAAAATTATGTGGATATCGCAGATGCGGCAACGCAGTTTGATAAGCACAGTATTGACTCTGAGATGGCTAAACAGGCTTCTATCTATTCGTATTATCAAGGATTACTGTCGGTAGCTAAAAAAAGGCTTGATGACGCAAACCTTACTTTAACTAAATATACGGCACAAACGAGAAAAGACCAAAAATCCGCTACGGCAGCGAAACAAACAGCCAAAGATTTGGACGATTTTGTTGAGTCTTCCGATCAGTTCCGAGTATATACAGAGAGAGCAAATGAAGCTTCTTTCAAGTATACTCTTTTGAAGGGCTTGGTGTCTGCGTTGGAGCATAAGAAGGATATGCTGGTACAGCTATCATCCAATCGTCGCGCTGAGACAAACTTATACAGATAAACTAAAAATTTCGTAAACTACGACTATAATACAATAACTGCCAACACAACTAACCATAGGAGGTTTAACATGGCTATCGACTTAGACGCTCTCCGAGCAAAACATGAAGAATTGAGTGGGAACAAACCCGCTGGTGGAAACGCTGATTTCCTTTCGAATTTTATCCAATTGCTAGAGGGTACGAATTCCGTTCGTATTCTTCCCGGCAAGGATGAGGACACTATGTTCTACGCAGAGACGAAGATTCATAGGGTTCCAACTGGTGATGGACAGGTTAAGAATGTTCATTGCCGCAAAATCCACGGGGAACCTTGTCCTCTGTGTGATGCTTACTACTCGCTCTGGAAGGAGCCAAACAAGGATGAGGATCTTGCCCGACAGATTAAACCTCGTTCCCGCTACTACTTGAATGTGGTAGACCGTGAGACGGGGGATGTTAAAATCCTCTCTATTGGCGTGATCCTTTTCAAGAAGGTTATCGCTGCCATGCTGGATGAAGATTTCGGTGATATTACCGATGTCGCCTCTGGTCACGATTTTAAGATTGTAAAGACCATGGAAGGCCAATGGCCCAAGTATGATCAGTCTCAACCTCGCCCCAAGTCTTCCGAGGCTGGGAGCAAGGCTGAAGTTGCAGCATGGATGGATTCCCTCCACGATATTCATGCTCTTGTAAAAAAGGAGGAGTATGAAGATGTGAAGACTGCCGCAATTGGCCTTCTTCCTTCTCACGAAGGAAGTATGCAGAATCCCACACCCGTTGAGGCTGTGAAGGATGATGACTACCTCCAAAAGATGCAGAGTAATTAATTATGAGAAAACTGTTTAGCTTTGCACCCATTCTTCTAGCTGTTTCGTTCCTTTTTGCAGGGTGTTCCACCCTTGAAGGGTTCTTTGGCGATGAAGAAATGGTTGTAACCTCCGTACAAAATGTGCGGGAAGGCGCAGATGCCGCAACGGTTCCTGTCGCCTCGCTGCCTGAGGTAGTCCGAAATCTTGTCCCTGAGGGAATGGAAGTAGTTGTAATTAACAGGGAAGACCTTGTTAGTGAAGATGCAGCACATATTCCCCTTATGGGTGAGTTTGGGGATACCGCTATCGGTACTGCCGTTGATGCAGCGATACATATTGGCACCACTTTCTTTCCAGCTTTGGCTGGATGGGAAGCACTCCTGTTGCTGTTCTTCCGAAGGAAGCGTCAGCACTATGTTGGTGCATTCAAGTCGCTATGGCCTGGAGATAAGAATGTGGATCTTGGGGCATCCCTTGGCAGCGTAGCCGCTGCTCTTGGTATGACTCACTCTTCCGAGGGGACCGAAGCGACTTTCGAAGAGGAGTTAGAAGAAGAAGGGTAGTTTATTAACTAGCTGACTATAATAGGAGGACGGGTTTTTTTTCTCGTCCTCCTATTTTTCTTAGGTGTAATATGACGAAGAAAAAATTAAAAATACTATGCGCTCCTGCTAATGAGGGGGGTTGTTCATATTACCGAATAATTGGACCTATGAAGAAGCTTAATGAATTGTACGGTGATCAAGTTGAGTTCCGATACAATTTAAACCCTTTAGGGATGGTTACTAAAGAGAATACCGAGAACGGGGAAGAGACTGTTAGTGGAATCTGGTTGAAGGACTGGGACTTTGCTGATATGAAGTGGGCTGATATTATATGGACTAATAATATTTCTAACTTTGGTGGACCTTATACAGCCAGATTAGTGGGGAAGGCAAAGGAGTTTGGAAAGTTTGTTCATTTTGACACGGATGATCTTCTAACTGATTTGTATGAAGGACACCGATTATATTCTGTGTATAAAGATCGGGGGTTAAAGGAAATTACGGAGTTCATCTATGCTAACGCAGATTTAGTAACTGTCACACAGAGAAAGTTTGCAGAAAGGGTGAAGGAGAATGTGAACGGGGTTCTTGCTATTGTGAAGAATGCTATTGACTATGATTTACCTTGTTGGAATATGCCCCCTTATCCTAAGACACATAAAAAAGTGATGAGAGTAGGTTGGGCAGGAGGTATTCATCATGAAGAAGATGTTAAAGAGTTTGCAGGAGTTCCCCATCTTGTCAACGGTAGGGTAGGTAGAGAAAGAGTTCATTGGGGTTTCTATGGATCCCCACTTCCTCCTAAGAAGGAGGACGGAGGGAAGGACGAGTGGCAACATGAGGTGTGGAGGAACTACAAAAGGATTCTATTATCAG